CCTAGTTGCCCCAACGCCCCGAGGAAGGAACCAAAATCCCGTCCTTCTGAGCTGGACAGAACACCGGGGACGTTTTCCCAGATAACCCACTCGGGGCGGTAATGGTCAACCATTGCAATGAAGGTGAGTGCAAGGTTTCCTCTTGGATCGTCAAGCCCTTTGCGGAGTCCGGCAACACTGAAGGACTGGCAGGGAGTCCCTCCAACGAGAACGTCAACTGAATGTCGATCAATATCCCACTCCCTAAATCTGGTCATTTCACCAAGGTTAGCCACTCCAGGATAGTGATGGGCTAACACTTTTGACGGAAACTTTTCAATCTCTGCAAAGGCAACGGGAGTCCAACCGAGGGACTCCCATGCAACGCTTGCGGCTTCAATGCCGCTACACACGCTCAGGTATCTCACTTGACACCCTGCGCCTTCAGTGCCGCTGGCTTTGTCTGGTACTCGTACCGCATGGCATCGCGGGTAGCAGATACTAAAGCCAAAAAAAGCATAACAACTACCGCAGTAACCACACCGGCACGGATGGAATCCCGCACCGCCCGCTTACGTCCAAGGTATGCATCGCGGTTAGCCTCCAGCGCATAGTGCCGCTCCCTGAGCTTCTGTGCTTGCGCTTGCTGGTCTTGCCACTCGGATACACGGCAAGCCGTACACATCTTGTCACGATCAATAACTTCACTACCGCACTCTATGCAACGTCGCATTGTCTTATCTCCCTATCTACCTTATTCGCCCGGTTGCTCTGGTGCTTCCGGTGCTTTACCCTTGCGTAATGTCCTACGCATCAATAACTGCTTTGACAGTTCCGCCGGATCCATGTCCATCGCTTCAGCCAGAGCAATCAAAGATGTATCTGATGGCGCTTTCTTTCCGGTCATGTAGTCACTGATGCGTGGCTGCTTGAAACCAGTACGCCGAGATAACTCGTTTTGTGTCAATCCTCTAATCATGTCCCATATATACCATATATATATAATAGCCTGTCAACCCTTGCATTATATATATTGCCGGTGTATATTGTTGATGTACCAAGCGGTACGGGAGATAAGAATGAAGACATCAGCAATCGCAACAGTCAAGTGGGCCATAGAAGAAGGCATGGGCCTTCAGATCAGCAGTCCTTCAGGTTTGCACGATATCGACCTTGACGAAGCCATCGACGCAATCAACGAGTGTGAAGACGAAGACATCCGGGTAGAAGATGATGTGGTCATCTTTGGTATGGGTGATGTCTGCATCAAGATTGCCGATCCAGATGATTACAACGCCGATGCATCCAACCACGTAACGGGAGAATAAGAATGACAAAGAAAGACGCATACATCATCCTAACGTTAGCACTCAATGAAGGTCTGACGTTTACGGATGGTGTCTACAAGGGTAACGTCCCTTTTGTGTATCGACAAGACCCATACTGGGTACACACCATCAATGATGGTGCAGGCTTCAACATCGAATACAAGTATCAACGGAAGTTTGCATGGCTTGGCTCACCTGACGAGCTGCGGGAGATAAAGAATGACTAGCAGCGAAACCATAGGGGCTATTGCCCCTTCACTCATCAAGGCTCAAAGCCGTATGCAAGGCATCAGCAAGGAAGGTACTAACCCTGCCTTCAAATCCAAGTACGTCACCCTTGACAGTATCTTGGACGCTCTGCGGCCTATCCTTACGGCAAACGACCTGATGCTAACGCAAGGCACTACAGACACCAGCGTCACAGATGGCAAGGTCACAGCGATTACAGTAGAGAGCCGCATCATTCATGCATCCGGTGAGTGGATCAGCACCACGGCAACCATCCCGGTAACCAAGCCTGATGCCCACGGCTTAGGCTCTGCGCTTACTTACGGCCGCCGCTATTCGGTGTCCGCTCTGCTGGCAATAAGTGCCGATGAGGACGATGATGCAAACGGCGCAGTAGCGCCCCGTGATGACTACCGTAGAGGCCCACAGGGCAACATTGTAATAGATGCCCCGCTGAAGGCTAGACCGCTGGGAGGAAGATAATGGGATTCGACATCATAGATGGCGAGCTATGGGACGAGGAAACCGGCGAGTATGCCGGGCCTGCGTCCGGCTGGATAACAGGCAACGAATCACCAGAAGACTTGGCACTCCTGGTGATGCGTAAGCGGATGGACATTGAGGCAACCCTACAGGCTGAGAAAGCCAAGATGGAAGCCATCGTAGAGAACACCCGCAAGATGGTTGCCAAGCATCAAGCACGGCTTGACTGGCTGGAAGCAAGATACAACGCCCAGCTGCAAGACTTTGCAATGTCGCAGTTACCGCGCAAGGCAGACGGAACACTAAAGGTCAAGACTTGGACGTGTCCTTACGGTACGGTTGCCTTTAGAACCGTTGCCGAAAAGGTTCGCGTGGTTGATGAAGAAGAAACCGTTGCATGGCTGATGCATCACAACCCGGAAGCCATCAAGACAAAACACACCGTACTGATTAGCAAACTTAGCGACTTTGCCCTTGACCATGCGCCAGGGCTTGATCTAATACCGGCTACCGAATCGGTAACCATAAAAACAGTTTGACAGTTATCCACATCCGGTGTATATTCCGGATGTGGTTATACACCACAGGGAGATAAAGAATGACAGTAGTAGATGAAGTGTACACGATGGAGCGGTTGGAGGAAGTGCTGAAGCACGGCCATACAACCTTTGAAACAATCGAGCTTGACTTTTCAGCAATGTGGAATGAAGCGCTGGAAGCCTTCCAATATCAACGTTCTATCCGTGTCAAAATCCACAACCTTTCCCGGATGCTCTGGTTCACAACCTGCAAGGGGCAACTTCTTAGCGTGGTCTACAGCAGCTGCGGAGTTGACATCAACATCAGCGCCGAACAGTTTACAATGGGCGCTCCTGATGATTGGCAAATCCGATCATGGATTAGTGACATGGCAAAAGAGTTGATGCCATAAGGTAGAATGGAATCACCCGCAAGGGAAATCAAAAAAACAACAACTGTGCTGGATGCAAAGAGACCCGATCTAAACAATCGGGTCTTTTTACTTTCTACATCTCCAGCCGGTCTATTACCCGTGGTACGTGCGGTTGACTAGGATTTGATTTGTTTCTACTTGAATGCAGGTGCAGCATCAAGCCACCCTTAGGAAGGTTAGGCGCATCCCACAAAGCTGCATAGCCATCCTTCCGGCCATGCTGTATAAGCTCCTCGCTGGTCGTACCCTTATACGTGTCTATGTATGATCCGGTTCGGAGCGTTAGGACATCCTTGGTTAGTACTCGCTCTGACGGTTCAGCAATGCCGCAGTTGAAGCTTATCTTGCTATCGCGTCCCGCTTGACGGTGGTGCGTGTGACCCCTCCAGATAGCGTCTACACCTTCCAGCCACATAGATGCACGGCTGAAGGTAATCGCGCCCTTGGTGACCGGTGCAGCACCTCCTGCGCCATGATGGTAATGGATGACGTAATGCGCCCAGCGTGGTTTGCCCGTCACTTCTGACACGGGCATCTTGATATGGATAAAGCCGTGATACCCGCCGTACTTAATCTTAGCGGCACCCGGCCCGTTGAGAGCAATCACAAGATGTTTCACCGGCTCGATGTGGTGGTACCGGGCTACCGCGTCATCGTGGTTGCCATCGCCAATCATCAAGATGTCATCTTTGTACGGCTGCAGAATTTCAATAGCCCAACGGATAGACTCGCCGATCATGTCATCCCCAGCCTGGAACATACGCGGGTGTAAGTTGTTAGCCCGGTACCGCTTACGGTCTCCCGGCATGATGGCATCAAAGACATCCCCATTGATGAGTATCTTTGCGCCGATATCTTTAGCGTGTTTCAGCTCTTTTTCAATCAGGTTGTAGTCTACGTGTAGCCCACCAATGTGCAGGTCTGACATAAGACATAACGGTAAATCATTTGTCTCTGACTTGTACTCAATAACTGTCATTGGTTGATACCTCTACAGCAGTATCCCACCGCGAGGTATACAACCAATCAACGCATTATCTACCAGTCAATGCTTACAAAACCACCGTTGCTGCCAAGCTCGCGCCATGCTCTAGCCTTGCGATAGACACCGTCACCCTCGCGCTCTGGTTTATCTTCGTCTTCCATTTCTGGGGACGTGTTACCTTCCACGGTCTTGACTCCCCAAGGAAATACACCAATCACAATGCCAATGTGGGCAAGCCGGTTGAGCGGTGCAAACCAGAAGCAAGCAATGTCACCGATGCGTACTTTGGTATGATCGGCTTCCGCATCCTTTACGCTTAACCAGTTACCTGTACGCCTGGCCCAGTTGCCATGATCGGGACAGTATGCCGAGCGTGGCCAGTCTAAGGGGATTGTTAGGGCTAGGTCATGAGCTGCATTACGCAACCTGTACACAACAAAGGCAGCACACCACGGGCTACCCGGTGGTACGGGAGGAACGGTAGAGGCTTGGTAAACTTCAACCGCCTTGCCCCTGTTGTCTCCAACTTCCTGCACACCAATATTGTCTAGGGCTTCTTTGGCTGCCCTTAAAGCGATAGGTCTACTCATGGTGATATATTCCTTTTGTCGAACTTATCTCCCGACACGCTGGGCAGTCTCCCGGTTGCTGTTTCCTCATCTGCCCAGCACCCCTCCTACCTTAGCTCCAAGTCTCGCCATCGCTGATGCTTGATATCTGGATAAGTGAACTCCCACCGTCTCTGTAGTAGGCGTACCAAACACCAAGCCTCCAAGCAATAGCCGTCTTACCGTTCTGAATCCCTCCGGTGACTATGATACTGGCCGCCGTAATAACGTTTCCCTGTGGGTCGTAGATGACCCTATACAAGTCGTTAGAGTGATGGTAGAGAACGATGCGCTTACCCATTGGGTTGATGGCTACTGAAGCATCATTCCCTGACCCGGTTACTGTTACTGCCATGCTTACCGTCACCCCCTCATCTTCTGTGTAGTATTCTTTGATGGCATTACCGGATGCTTCAACCACGATGTAGAGCCGACTTTTAGCCGTGGTCGGATCGTATGCGATGTGGACGCAGGAAGCGTCAGTAATCGACGTTGTTACCATCGTGAAGTTGGTAGCGTTAGGTCCATCCGCAAAGTGAAGGGCTACCGCTCCGGACTCAATGACGGCATAGCAGAATCTCTGGTTAGGTGCCACGGCAGCAGATACACAAACACCGGCAAGCTCCTGCTCCCTAAACCAAGAGCGGAAGCGGTGGCTGGTGTGAAGCGGCAATAGGCCGATAGTAGCCGTGCTGTAGGTGACCGTATGGTTGCTTTCACCCAGTCCCCAGGGAGTGGATGTAAAATACCGCCCCTCGGCATCTATCGTGCTATCACTACCCCGGTTCGCGCTCGTCGTTGTTAGTAGGAGGTTGACAGTTCCGCTAGTAAGCGGATCACCGGCATTGTCTAGTAAAGCACCGTGAGCGATACCACGGAGCAAACTTCCACCCGCTAAGTACAGCCCGGCTTCAGTGCCACCGTTCACATCGAACGGGTCTGGAAGGTCTGGAGGGAAGTTGCCATTGATGCGGTCAAAGAGCGTCTGGGCTACGATGGTACCTGCCGCCAGCTGATGCCCGTAGGCAAAGTCTGTGCCGGTTGTGGCGTGTGGCGTGGCAAGGATACCGCCGCCCCTTAGCCAAGTGCTGTACCCCGTAACGCCATTCAGGAAACAATCTCGCAGCGGTGGTTGGCTAACCGTACAGGTAGCACCAGCCGGGTAGGCTACGGAGTTGGTTGCCGCCCAGCCGGGATGCCGAACAATGCTATTATCGGATGCATTGATTTGGTCGCATAGCTCGCTGATAGTTACCGGGTCAACGCTGTAGGTAGTCACACCTGTTGCACCGCCGACCGTCTTCTGCCACCAGACATCGCTTTCCTCTTCAGTCCTGCCATCGCGGTCTTGTTGCCAGAATCTACGCCCGTAGTAATAGGTGGTGGTATCTACCTCTGCAACAATAGCCGGTGTGATGCGCTCAAACTGAGCGGTAAAGGTATCCGGCACATAGGTTGAATCGGTGTTCGTGTAGACCAGCGTGGTTGTACCGATGTCAATCAAGCCGCTAGATACCCTTAGCCGCTGGCATGACGTGATGCCCCAGTAAGCCGTATCGACAGACTCACTACCGGCGTAGCTGCTGGATGTCGTATTCTTCCGAGGGTACGGGTTGTCCTTGTCTTCGGTTGCCGGTAACGCTCCAAGGCTCCAGATATCAGGGCTGCATAGGTCAAGGGTAACGGTGCTGTATGAGGTCGTAGGAGCCACAACCTGCCACCGTTTTGTGTTCCCGTGGTAATCAGTCAGTTCGATGTATCCGGCTTGGTTGGTGCCACTTTGTGCCTTGATTTGTATCTGTAAATACCGATAGCCGCTGGTGCCTTGATAGGGCGTGTATGTCCTGTCGTTACCTGTACCGGGGATAGAGCGGTTGTTTGTTTCTGCGATACTCCAGCCATTGAAGCGGAAGCCACGGAACAAGACTCTGGTGTCTGTGCTACTATCTCCGTTTGTGGTTAACCCACTGCTTGACAATGCCGCGCTTATCCATACAGGGACATCGTTTAGGCTGGTTGTTAGGCTGTTGCTGCCGTAGGTTGGGTCGGTTAGTACCGTGGTTGTCGAATAGTCTACAAAGGTATCCTGTCCACCGTATGAGCCGCCAGAGCTTGTAACCGTACGGGTGCCGCCGTCATAGCCGGTAACGATGACATTGAGGTTGTCAGGGTAGGCACCCTCCCAAGCTCGTATCCTGCCAACAATCGAGACAGCACGATCAAGGCATGATGAAGTGCTGATCGTTCCGCTTGCAGATGACACGATGCCAAAGCCGTCCGTCTCACCTAGTAGGCTATAACTAAACTCGGTCGCTGATTGGTTGTGGAAAGTATGGGCGTGTGTGATGTCATGCACGGCAACGGCATTGACCTTGACCAGCGATACGGCAAAGTCGTGTCGTACGTCACCGCTTGAGAATCCGGATGCTGAAAGCGTAGCCGTGTAGTTTGCTGTTTGTTTTGATGATGCCGCAGCTGACACGGCAACCGAACCACTCCCAGCGGTAAGGGTACAAGCCGCTGTAGCCCCCGTGGTGGTCATCTCATTCCAAGTGACAGAGGTTAGGCTGGGGAACTGCGTTGGTGCGCTGGAAGAGGAAAACGCCGCTTCCGCAAAGTTCCATAATTTGTCGGTTGATACTGAAGCTGTAAAAGTACCTGCTACCGTTTGGCTCACATCGCGGTAGTTAGTGCCGCCGGTTTCGCTTCCTGACGCAAGCACGATGTAGTTTGTGTTAGTGCTACCGTGTCCGTTGTTGACCGTGATGTTTGCTCTAAGTTCCCATGTCCATGCGGAGCCTGGCGATGGCGCAACCACGTTGGTAGCGATGGCAAGTGATGCCGAAAAGCCTAGATGGCCACCAAAGGTAAAGCCGCTGTAGTGGGTATCGTAGTCCGGTTCAAGCGGTTGGGTGGCGAAAGGATTCCAGATGCGAATCAGAACATTCTGCGTATGGCTCATCGTGAGCGTCGATGTACGGGTGCCGTCTATGTATGCCATGGTTAGACTTTCTGGCCACGATACACGGCTTTGCGTACGCTAAACCCGCTCGTCTGCTCGGTAACAAAGTCAATGGTCGGGATGCCGATAATGCGGTAGTCACCCTTTGTGGTTGTGCCGTCCGGCTCCATGATACGCACTACATCACCAAGCCAGAGCGGCCTGTTGTTCGTACTCAGTACCAAGAAATCAGACTCCCACTCAATAAGAATACGTCCAGTTGTCAATCGGTCATAAAGTAAATCACAAGCCTGATCTACTGCATCCTGCGTGGTTAGTGCCGGGTCTCGTAATTGATATGGCACCGGTCTACCCCGCCAGTTGTAAGGCCTTGACGCTGGTGCAGTGCTTGCTATCTCAGCCGGACTATCTATAAGGCTCTTTGTGATAAACAAGCCGGTTGCCGGGTCTTGCCCTACAACTTGTACCTGTGTTGCTTCAGGTGTCTCATAGTGGCTTGACATCTTGCGTACAACACGCTTAGGCCTTAGTACTTCGGTAACACCAGCGGTTGTAG